TAATGTTGTAGTAGTTGTATTTTTATCTAGATATGGACCTTTTTCAAAATCTACATCTGTTATACTCCAACTTGTATGACCTGTTCTTGTCAATTTAGTTGGTTCGTGTGAAGGATGAACTATGTACATAACATCTGCTGATTGTGCAAATTGTAATTCAGCTAACTGTGAAGATGTATATTCTGTTGTTATTTCATATACTTTAGCTGCTGTACCACCAGAAGTATAAGTCGTGTAACTACTTGAATTTACTCCAGATAATTCAAATGTATTTGTAGTTTTGTTTGCAACTGTAAATCGTCTACCATTTACTTCTGTCATACCTACTACATCATTAATCCATATATGATCTCCATTAGAATATCCGTGTGAAGCTGCTGTAACTACTGCTGGATTTGCTTTTGTAATAGCTGTAATTGTTTTTGTAGCTTCTGTTATTTGACCATTATCTTTATAAAATCGTATGTATAAATTACCAAACTCTAATATATAAGACTGTTCTATGTTAAACTCAAATGGTACAAGTCTTGTTGCATTGGCTGAGTTTTTTACTTCACATACAAATCGTGAACCATATCGTCTTTCTGATCCACCTTGTGGGAATACTGTCATATTCTCCATAGTTTCTACAGCATTGTTATATTTTTTAAAATCTACTTGACCAAATAATTTTGGTGATATTTCTCCAGATGTAAAGTTTGTTTGAAATGGATGTACTCTTGCCATTAGGGTGCTCTAAAGTCAGTAAATACAGTTGAAATAAGACTATCTGTTGTTCCTTCTGTACTATCAAGACTTCGTGCTTCAGATAATTTTCTTTCAAATAATTTCTGCATATTTGCTTGTAATGTTGAACTATTAGTTACTGGATATGCTAAATCAACGGCTAATTTTGCTGTTAATACATCAACAAACATAGAGTCAAATAAACTAGGATCAGTTATCCTAGCAATGTATATAATTTTTGCTTCTCCTTCATTTGTTAATAATACTCTACCTTGTCCTGCTAAATTCTCTACTTTGAATTCATAATCTTCAAATTCCATTTTTAATACTCGTAAACAAAATGGATCAGTTGGTAAGGCAAATTGATTTGCATATTCAAATGCAGGTGCATCAGATAATTTAGCTAAACTAGCTCTTGTTATTGCAAAATTCCAAGTGTGTGATCTTAATATTGCATCTCTTGAGGGTTCATAAAATGCATTACATAATCTTGCTCTTTCACTATCTTCCGTTAATGAAGTAATAGGACTATCACCCAATCTCCTTAGAGCATTTGAACATATTGATACTTCTGTTGCCATAATACTCCTAATATAACAAAGAGGGGGTTGTTTAGCAACATAAACCCCCTAATTGTTCAGTCTATTGTTCTAATCAGTAATATAAGTAACTACCATAGTAATATCACCTGCTGCTGCTGTTGCTGCAACATTAGACATTGTTAAGGCAATTCTTAGTGGAACTTTAGGGTCTTCAGTAAGACCACCATCTTCCCAAGCGTGATTAGCTATTGCATTGACATTCTTTGCTTCAAATGCAACTTCAACACCTGCAGTATTAGCTGCCTGTAAAGTTGTTATAGCTGATGCATAACAATCTTCATCAATAACTGCTTCTGCTGCTGTTTCAGTTCCACCAATAGTATACTTAGTAGCTCCATTATATAGACCTACATTAGCTGCTAATGTTGGTGAACCATTTGAATCAAGGTCATCATTATAAAGTTTTATTGACATAACTTTAGCATTAGATGGAATTTCTGCCATCATAATTACATCATCATTGTCAATATCACCTGTACCTGCTGCAATAGTATCAGCAAATACTCTCATCTTGCCGTGAACACTTCCGACTTCGGAAATAACTCTAGGAGATGCATCTAAGTTTGTAATCTCTACAGATTTAGCTGTTGCCATAATTTACCTCCCTACGACTCTGTACAAGCAACTTCTACAACTTTTTCGTCTTCTACTCTCGTAGCTCCGATTGTCATTGATAGAAATACTTGTGTTGCATAGTTCTTATCTGCTCTTTCAGAAATTCTTGTTTCAATATCTCTTCCAAGTGCAAGACCTATTGCAGATTGACAAAAACCAAGTACAGAACGATTTCCATCGCTATCTGTGCTTAGTCGCTCACTTCTGATAAAGTTAAATCCTAAGAAAGTATCTAACTCACCTTGTACTAGTGCTTTAACAGAATTAAAATCTGCTGAAGTAATAGTTGTGCTACCTAAAAGGTCGCTTAACTGTTTTGCAGACACAACCATATATCTTGGCTCGTCTGGGTCAGTATCAGCAGCATCTAATACTTCTTTTGCACTAATTAATTTTGCTAGAGTTAATCCAGCAGAGCCGTGAACAATTTTCTGTCCAGAAGGCAATGCTACAGTTGTACCACCAGATACACCACCGAAAGCATTTCCACTAGCTGCAGAAATAATTGCATCATCCATTGCTCTACCCATAGCCCAAGCACCACTCATTGCGTACTCAGATTGTGGGGAAATTAACATTCTAACTTTGTCCTCTTGGTCAATCAGATCAGCCCAATCATAATCATCCATAGTAACTTTTCTTCTAGAGTGAGGTGTATCAACTCTAGGCGTATCACTATGTCTTGATGTTCTCTTAAGAGCAGCAGTATCACCAATTCTTTCAAAAAAGTGAGATTTACCTGTTACAGTTTCTGTTCTAACTGCATCTCTTAATCTTGAACCCTTCTGTTGTGCCAAATGGAATACATTGCTTTTATATTGTTCTACAAAAGCTGTAGTAATTTGAACACTCATTATAGTTCTCCTTATTAAAAATTAATATTATTATTTATGCAGTTTTTGTCCTATAAAGGGAAACCTCGTTTATAGTCGTTAGACTTTATGTACTGTTATCCAAAAGGGCAATACATACATAAAAATAATATCATACTTTTTTAAGAATTACCATACACTTTTTCGTGTAGCTGTCGCATTTTTTCTACAGCAGGTTGATGATCCTTATGTCTAGGGTTGTGATAAGGATGTTCTGGATTGTTAAAAGTGTCCTGTATTTCTTGTTTTGCATCTAATGGTGATGATGCTAAAGTGTTATTTTGTGTATTTTGTGCCATATCTTCAGTAATATCTTTACCTAATCTAGCAAACAAACGAATAACAGCAGGATGATTCCCTGCTTCTGTATTCATTAACTCTTTTATTTCGTTATCACCATACACATCTATTGCTCTTCTTGCATTACGGATTTGGCTATCATAGTCATAACCCCATTCTTTTTTAAGCATAGTTTCAGATTCTTGTCTTTGTACATCTACTTGAGATGCATACATATCTCCTTGATTCTTTATAGATTCCATTTGATAATTAACAAGACCTTCTACTTGTTGTTGGTTTAATCCCATTTGATGGGCTACATTTTTAAACTGATTTATTTGTTCTGGACTAAAAAATGCAGAATAATCTTCTGGTACATTTACTTCATATTTATCAGCAGCTTCTGGTCTACCTAATTTATTATAGACTTCCATTCTTTCTTCATCAGTTTTAGGTATAGGTATTCTACTTCCTAATACTTTTTGTTGATGTACTACTGTTTTAGCTAATGATTCTACATCTTTAAAATTAGATAATGTAGGATCGCTTTTTAAGTCTTCTGGTAAGTTTGATCTCCAATCTTGATTATCACTTACAGTAGACCCTAAAACTGTATTATCTTCTACAGTTTGTTCTACAGGGTTACCTTCTGTTGTGGTCGTTTCTTCAATCATTTTTTTGCTCCTTTAATAGATTGATTATTCGTATTATAACAGCTCGTTGACCTTCCTTATATGCTGTTTCATAAGGACAAGTATTAAACGAACTCCTATGGTAATAAGCAGACTTTAAATCTGCTAATACTTCTTTCCCTTCTCCAGAGTCAAAAGTAATTCTGTACATTTTTTGTAATTCTTTTAATTCCATTATTTTATATACATCTGATGCAATCTTCGGTCAAGTAAATCTAATTCTTCAACTGTATCTCTACTTGTATATTTAACACCTGTTTTTAATGCTTGAGTAACAGCATCATACTCATTTTTATATATTTTACCATCATATAAACTTGGTATTAGAGTTGGTTTACCTTTATTTAATCTAGGGTCTTTTACTATCATAGTTACAACTGTTGATGTTTTACCATTCTGTACAACTTCTTGCCCTTTTTTTAATGTTTCATAATGATGTTTTACAACAGGGTCATTAGCCATAACATTAGGCATTTTTTTTTGTTTTTGGATATTACCCATTATTCAACTAGACCTAAAGCCCTTGCCGATTCTTCTACTTGCTCTGCACCTTGTTGTGCTTCTGGTGTACCTAACTCTTTTACAGCTTGGTTTTGTGTTAATGCAGTTTGTGCCTGTTGTTGTTGCATAGCCATTTCTTGTGCCTGTTGTTGTTGTTGTGCTCGTGCTTCTCTTATTTCTGCAACTTCTTCTATACCTCGTAATACAGTTTTAGGAACACCTAATAAAGTAGCTCTTGTTCTAATTGCAAGATCGTGGTTAATGTTGTCCATAATACTAGGATCAATTTGTCCAACCTGCATTGCTAATGCATATAACCTATCAATAGCAATAGATTCTTCCATTCTTTGTGATCGTGCTAATGGTCCTACATATTCTACATCTACTGTTTGTCCTTGTATTACTTCTGGTGCAGGTATTAATGATTCTGCTCTTAACATAATACCAAATACTCTTTCAATTAATGGATTTAAAAATTCACTTTGGAATCTACCTAATGTTGGTCCTAGTAATCTTTGCATCAATTCATATCTAACTTGAACCTCTGTAGCTGTCATCTGAGGTCCTTGTTGTAATTGTAGTTGGTCAGAATAATATGCTTGTCGTATTGCTGTTCGTAATTGGTTTTCTTTCATATCTGTTATCTGCCAATTACTACCAATAGGTAATGGTCTTACACTACCTTCGTTTCTAACAACAGTTATACCAGCAGGTGTCATTCTAACTCTACCAATAACACCATCATCTGTTACAAGTAATGGTGGATCAATAGCTTTTGCCCACGCTTTTAATCCTATCTCTACAGCTTTGTTTAATGTTTTAATGTCTGGTAATGCATTATAACTTGGTGATCTTCCATATATCTCACCTGTTGCTTTTGACCATCTTGGTACAAGGTAAGGAAACTCACTATACCCACCTTCTCTAACTGTCATCTTATCTTCTACACATATATGACAAGAATAAAAAGGTAACTTAGTTTTTACCTTACCCATAGATCGTTCATAGTCTTCAGTTGGTTCTACTGCGTGTATAAAATTAAATTCTTTATCTGGCTTTTCTTTAGCTGCTTCTACAACTTTTTCTCCTACATTCTTTTCACCAAACTCTTGTATGGCTTGTCGTGCTGTTAATTGATACTTACGATATACTGTATCTATTCTGCCATCATTATTTTCTTTAATGTAAAATTCTTTAATGTGTAATGTATTAAAATGAATACCCCCTTCAGCAAAACCTTTTTTACTTTCTTCTACAAATAATGCACCTGTACCTATAGAACATAAATCAAGATATAGTTCGTGTACTTCTGTATTAAAATTAGATTCATTAAATAGGTCATACATTCTTTTAGCAGAATTTTCTAACCATAATTGTACATCTCTGTTTTGATTTAGTTCAGCACTTCTTAATTTCAAATGAAACCATTGTAATGATGGAGATGTTAATGTTCCGTGTAAACTTGCAGCTAATAAATTGTTTGCCGTTATAGCCGTAGAATCAAATAATACTTCTGTTCTTTTTTCTCCTTTTTCTCTTTTAGATACAACTTCTGCTTTTCGTGGCATTACATAATCAAGAATGTCTTGCCAATGCTCTTCCCAAGTTCCTCTATGGCTTTCTAATTGTGCAAGTCTTTTTTTTATGTATTCAAAATTTGCCATTAGGTTATTCTACTAGTTGGTTTTTTTCCACCGAGCAATGTTTGTGCTACAGGTGCTTCTTCTTTTACACCTTCACCAGTTGTTAACAATGTACCATAAGAACCTTGTTTACCGAGTGCTATCATTCTTTGTCTTTCGGCTTCTAGCTTTGCTTCTGATTCAGCTACCTTATCATCAATTTCTGGCATTGGTTGTGGTGCTGGCATACTTGGTGCTTTCATTCCTCCACCCATTAGACTCTCCTATAAATATTTACATTCATTTCTTAATAATCCATATAACACAGCATTGTGATATTTCATACCTTCTCGTATAACTTTCCTCACAACACCTTCTTGTTTAAACCCTGCTGATTCAATTAATCGTCTACATCTAGTGTTACTCGGTTTAGTCATTGCTGTTACTCTAACACACTTACAGGTATAAAAGCAATACTCAAATACTTGTTTAGCATAACTTCTTCTCATTGCTTTGGGATTGTCAAGGGCTAAATGCATCCAAATATTAAATCCATCATAGTGGGAAAAAATTGTTCCTCCCACTATTTTATCGTTTTCATAATAACCAATATGAACAAATTTATTATCTATTCCTTGTATATTGGCTCTAGGGGTTACAAAGTTTAGAACTTCTTGTGCTAATGACTTGTCAGTTTTAGCAACAATCATTGTCCAAGAATAGTCTTGGCTGTTGCTGCATCTTCACCACCACCAAGTGTAGTTCCTGAACCATATCCCATACCTCTAACCTTACCTCTTAATCTTCTCTCTCTTGTATCCTTTGCCTTCTGTGTTTCTTGTGGCTCTGGAGCAGGAGGAGGAGG